AGCTTCACCGACATTGAGTGGGTAGAAACCAGATGTGTTTGCAAGGCAAGCAATACGGTATCCAGCTTCCCCAATAGTAGGTGACACTGTTAGTGAGAGATTAGCCTTAGGTAATGGCAATGGGTTATTATTAACGTCTTTGTTAAAACCAATATATAATGTTCTGTTATCGAGATTGTAATATGCTGGTTGGTCTAGCTTAGTAATATTAACATTAGCAAACTGTGATAGTGCAACTAACATTTCATCAATGTCATCCGAGTCACCAGCAGTCCATGTAAACGTATTAGATGAAACACTCTCCACATTATACATTGTGAATGTATATGTAACCCCTTGTGTAATTGTAGAGGCTTTAAGTCTATAACAAGACATCAGACTATTAACTGCCTTCTCTGTAGAGGTCGTATATGTAATACCATTACTACCACTAACACTACGTCCTGCTGTAATTAAATAATTAGTTGTAGTTGTAGCTAGATTGGCTAATACCACTACCTCACCACCACCTTTAGATTTACCTTTACGAAATACCCCTTGTTGGGATATGATGTCATCTAAATAAATACCTTCACTTCCGCTATATGTCTGGGAGCTATAAACCCCCTCCATACCTTGCCAAGTTTGGTCAAGTTCTTCTGCAAACACAGAGACAAACTGAGCCTCTACTGAATTAGAAGACTGGTTCCATGTGCCTAGCTTAGAAGTGAATCGGGAATTTAATGATGTTATTAATTGTTGGAGGGTTTTTCTTTCAAACCCATATTCTGTTATTCCTGACATTAAATTACCTTATGAATAATATCACCATCACCACCAGACATGAAACCTTCTGTGCGACAGCTAGGACTAATAACAAAGTCATTAGCAGGGGAGTATTCAACTTCATCGTTAGGAGTGATACTTGGGAGGTTTACGCGAAGTAAACCGTCTGTGGTTAATACTTCAAAGTTTAAATCATACCCTCTATTACTAGAAGTATATGTAGACGAGAATGAAGTTACTTTAATAACATCACTATCTTCTAATATCTTAGCAAGGAATATAGCGTCAGTTTCTCTTGGGGTAATCCCTTTATTAAATATTTGTTGTCTATAGGGAATACCTTGACTAATATCTAAGAAGTACTCACCTAAGAATGTTCTTAATTTTATTGAGAGTCTTTGCTTAACTGCTTCTTGTATTGTATTTAATAATTCAAACTTACCGTCTATGACTAGGATATCACCATCATCACCTAATTTAAAATCCATCATGCTTCTGGTACTCCTGTAAGGCCATTAATTGTTCCTCCAGAATGAATATGAGTAGTTCCAATATCAACACCATTATGTGTAAGGGTTGAAGAGACTAATTCTATACTGTCGCTCTCTATCTTAACTGTGGGAGCTTTAATAGTTACTGTACCACTATCTGATGTAATGTTAATAGGGGAAGAAGTGGAATACACATCAACCACATTATTGCCAATAGATATCTTATTATCTTCATTGTAAATCTCAATCTTATCTAAAGCTATTGGTAGTACAGTTAATGATGTATTAAATATGGGGGTAACAATACAGTCTACAATATCAAATCTATCTACAATATTGTTTTCACTAGTGGCAGAAGACCCTTTAGATACAACGCCACTGATATCACGTTCACTCACCTCCACCCATACTTCATCGTCAACATACAAAGGTATTCTAATTGACATCCTACCACCGTTAGAAGATAGTGTACCAACTCTAGCTGAGGGGATGATATCATATGTTTTCACAATACCGTCACTCAACACTGTATTTATTAATGGTTGTATATCTACTGTACCATCACTATTAACCGCAACTACTTTGGCTGGGAAGTTTGTATGTATACCAAGCATTGCACTTTTGAAATGTAAATCTAATACTGCTTTCCAGCTTAGGTTGGAGCCTGAAACATTCATATTATCTCCTATAATTTGTAAGGGATAATAGCGGATTTCTCCCAACCATCCACAGGTTTAAGTTCTAATTCTATATACCAAGCTGTCCCTTCAAAGTCACCATTGTATTCAAGGGATTCAACTTCATATAACCCTTCGTGATACTTAGATATTAAAGATACTTTATCACTTAGTTTAATACTACCTATCAGTGGAGTCTTAACCATGATACTCTGACGAACACCTGACGTATTAGCCTTTAGCTCAACATTATTATCTTTCAATGTAGGGCTTCCTAGGAGCGTCCCTGTAGCACTACTAATCTCTATAACACTGGCTGATTGTCTTTGGTCTGGTTTGTTTGACCTTAGATATAGTATATTATCTTGCACATAGAATTTATATTTATAGTCATTAGCAAACCCATCTAATACTTTCTTAGTGTATGAGTTAACAACCTTTGGTTTGGTTAAGTATACATTCTGTAATTCAGGTAGGTATATAGCAGAGGACGCTACTTTTAAATCCTTAGCTACATCCTCTATAACATCAATTAGTGCCATACCTTTTGGGTATGTTTTGGTTGTATATGCTTCTCGTATATTGACATACCCATCTTTAGCTCTAATAGATGTAGAATTATCAACACCTAGGTCTTTTGTTATAAAGGTTACAATACTGCCAGTGAATATAGTGTAATACTCTTCTTCACTCTCATAACCAACTTCAAGTTGTATGGCTAAATCCTTACCTTGATTATTATTTAAATAAGCAAGAGTTGAAGCACCAAGATTAAAGACCTCAATATCTAAATCCCCAATAGAAGATTTAGACCTCATTATTTTAAACTTAACTTGATGTTGCTCAAACACTAATGCCTCTATATTAGAGAGGTTGGTGTTGGGGCTGATTACCCCAGTTTTTGGGATAGCTAGAGGTGTAGCAACATCCACAGCACCCCCAACATAAAAGTTAATTGGAGTGCCTATCGTCAGTCTGTATTTATGATTAAGCAACTCCATTAATTACTCCAATAGTGCTGGGTTATTCCGTAGAAACTCAAGTAGGTTGCTTTCTATATAATAGAGTTTAAATCTAGTTGATGAGAAGCTATCACGTTGTAGTCTCCCATTCTTCTTGATACTGTCATATACATAAAGATTACCTTTAGGGCAAGCTGGTGAATATTTAAATCTATCAAATAAGATAGTACCATTCACCACTTTATCTTTAAAACTTAAAGGTTGTCCAGATAAACCAATATAAATATACCAAGCTTCATCTCTACCATTCCATTGCATCCTAAGTTCATATGCAGCGTCTTCTAATACAACTGTTTGGGTGGAGTCAGCTTTATCTGGAACTGTTATTTCAATGAATGACATTACTGACCCCCTATCCCTTTCTTCATAGCATCTTTAATACTGGCGTCAAGATTATCTATATCTTTAGCAGCAGCCTCTTCTTCAGAGAATAAACTACCACCACTCTCAAAAGTTTGGTATAATGCTGTACTATACACATCCTTAGTCTTCTTTGTACCACTACTTTCATTTGAGGATGCATCATCCTTCTTATCATCACGAACTAAAGGCTTCTGAATGAATAAAACATTCTGAGTTTTAATCTTCCTTAATTGGACAAGCTTCATAGTAAAGAATAAAGAATTAGCTGTTTCTGGTGTGGTTGGCATCTGTAGAGATTCTATAGTGCAATCTGGGAATACATCTAAATTAGTTATAAATGTAAACACGGATTTATTATCACGTAAATTACGTAAGAATCTATAAGCAGCTACCACTCTATCTTTAGTTGGTACAGAGTCTCCAGCATAAGAATTGAATGTCGCAGATGAGAACACACCAGTAACTTCAAACTCATTAGAAGTCTTTTGTATGTGGTCATTGAAGTCTGCATCTTCTTCTGTAGATAGGCGTGTGACGTTATTATTGAAGTTGTGTGTGATATTAATTGTACAGTCTGTGTAAGCTTTAACGTCAGCAGCATACCCCTGACGTTTAGCTTTATTTGCTACGATGAAAGCAATGTCCATAATTAGTTACCACTCTCCCCTGCAATATCAGTTATAGCATTACCCATTTGTTGGTTAACACGATAATCAATCTGCTTGTCATTTAAACCAGTCGCATCAATCTTAACTTCTACTTTATTCTGTTGTGTGGAATTGAAAGCTTTGTTTGCACTGTTAACTAAAGAGTCTATAGTAAAGTTACCTATACCCATTGGTTTAAGTAAGGTGGATAAACCTTTAGTTACATTACCACTACCGTAGACATTCTCTATAACATTCTTAGTAATACTGTTAGCTTTACCACCACTCATTACAGTAGCTGTAACATCCTCTGCAACAAGACCTGCTGCTATCCAAGGAACTGAGGCTAGTAGTTTACTAGATTTCAATAGTCCTAGTTGTGCTATTGTCACTCCACGTATAGCTTTAGATAAGTATATCCAAGCACCAGCAGCAGCTAGTATAGAACCCCCAGCAACAAATGCTTTAGCATTATCATCTAAGAGGGAAAACAAATTACTTGCCAGTCTTAGTGGTGCTGCAACAATGTTTAATGCTTGTGCTAAACCAAGGAATGCCCACTTAAGGACTTTACCAATAAAATTAGCTAATGGTTTAATATCTTTAAGTAGTGTGGATGTCATTTTAAAGAATCCAGACAAACCCTCACCAAAACCACCTTCAAATATCTCATTCTTGAATAGTGATAGTTGTGTCATAAATCTATTTAACTCTGCACGAGTCTTCTTTGATGCAGCGTCAAACGCACCATTACCCATTGCAGCTTTACGATATTCTTTAGCTAATTTTGGTAAGACTTCAGCAGCCATTACCGTACCAGCTTCCATTTGTTTGAATAATTCCTTTTCAGTAACCCCCATTGCTTTAGCAAGGAGTTCTGTAGAACCAAAAAGCGCCTCACTCAATTGCCCTTTTAACTCTTCGGATTGGACTGTGCCTTTTGACATCATTTGGTTTATTGCTGTAAATGCACGTTTATATTGTTCTGGGTCAACTTGCAAAACCGTGGCGTATTCCGACATCCCTTCAAACATTTCTTTACGTTGTTCTGAACTTAACTTATTCCTTGCTACAATGTTGAACTTAGTATATTGAGATGCAGCAGCTTCAAAGTTAACACCCATACGTTCAGACTGAGCTACAATGTAGTCAAAC